TTATCTCCACCGAGAACACCCTGACCGACTGGCTGCCCATGCGGATGGGCGACGACGGCCACATGATCTCCGACTTCGACATGGAGGCGCTGGAGAAGCTCCACCTGCTCAAGTTTGACTTCCTGACTATCCGCACCCTCGACACCCTGCAGGAGTGCATCGATCTGATCCACAAGCGGCGCACCGGGGCACGGGTGGACATCTACTCCTGGACCAAGGAGATGTACGAGGATCCCCTGGTCTGGGAGGGCATCCGGGACGGCTATACCATGGGCCTGTTCCAGGTGGAGACCACCCCGGTCACCGCCCTGGTCCGGCGCATCCAGCCCAACAACCTGGATGAGCTAGCCGACGTGATCACCCTGGTCCGGCCCGGTCCCACCAACTCCGGCCTGACCAGCACCTACATCCGGCGCAAGTTCGAGCAGGAGCCCATCTCAGTCCCAGATCCCCGGCTGGTCGATGTCCTCTCCAAAACCTACGGCTGCATCGTCTACCAGGAGGACATCATCAACGTCTGCCGGATCCTGGCCGGGTACGACGAAGAAGAAGCAGACGCAGTCCGTAAGGTGCTTGGTAAAAAGAAGATCGAGCAGGTCACGGCCATGGGGCAAAAGTTCGTCCCTGCCTGCGTCGAAAGAGGGATGGATAAAGAGGCCGCCGAATCCCTGTGGCATCAAATGGCGGAGTTCTCGAAGTACAGCTTCAATCGTGCCCATGCCTATGCCTACGCCGTGTTGAGCTATTGGACGGCCTGGTTCAAGTTCCATTACACACCCGAGTTTCTTACTTCAGTGCTGTCCACCGTGGATAAGGCCCGTATCCCCGACTTCGTCAACGAGGCCCGGCGCATGCACTTCAAGGTGCTGCCGCCCGACATCAACGAATCTGGTCAGGGATTCACCGCCTATGACACCTCGGTACGCTATGCCCTGGACGGCATCAAGGGCATCGGGGACGCGGTGGTCGAGGCCCTGGTGTCCGGCCAGCCCTACGCCAGCTTCGAGGACTTCCTGGAGCGCCGGGGCAAAGCCTGCAACGACCTGCACGTCCGGTTGCTGGCCGAAGTGGGGGTCTTCGACAGCCTCTACCCCAACCGCCATGAGCTAGAAGTTCATCTGAACTATCAGGCCAGCCCGGAGTCCACCAAGTGCGTCCACCTGGACCCCACCTCCACCGTCCCCAACGGCCTACCCTGCGGCTTTGACTGGTCCTCCGAGCCGGTGGAGTTCACCAAGACCGGCAAGCCCAAGAAGGCCAAGGCTCTGCCCACCAAGTGCTTCAAGGGCTGCCGTCGCTACACCCCGCCGCCGCCCTGGAACCCCGAGGTCGAGCCCTACACCCCGGCCGACATCCAGGACAAGGAGATGGAACACCTGGGCGTCTGGCTGTCCTCGACCCCCTTCGATCGCATCGCCCCGGCGGACCTGGAGATGTGCCACACTGCAGACTCCGTAGTACGTGGTCCTCTTGGGCCATACCTTGTCGCCGCCATCATCGAGAAGGTAAACCGGCGCAAAGACCGCTATGACAATGAGTACGCCTGGGTCAAGCTCTTTGCCCAGACAGGCTCGTTCGATACGGTGTGCTGGAGCAAGACATTCGCAGAACTGAAGAACATGCTCCGAGAGGAGATCCTGGTGATCGCCTACGTGAACAAGAAGATCAGCCGGGAGCGTGAGACCTATGAACTCACCGCCGTGATGCCGGTGTAAGGAGGAAGTATATGGCTGGAAAAGCTGCTGCGCTCAAAGGCATCGAAGCATTCAAACAACGCTTCGATCAGAGCTATGGGGAGGGAGCCCTCAAGACCGGCACCGAGGCCCAGGGGGCCTACCAGGTCATCCCCACCGGCTCGCTGGGGCTCGACTACGCCCTGGGCACCGGGGGCCTGGTGGAGGGCCGTCTGTCCGAGTGGTACGGCTGGGACGACGTGGGCAAGACCACCCTGGCCCTGATCACCGCGGCCCAGGCCCAGCGCAAGTACCCCGATCGCTACGTGGCCTACGTGGACATGGAGAACAAGCTGGACCTGGACTGGGCCACCGCCCACGGGGTGAACCTGGACCGGTTCTGGCCTTACTGGCCCAAGACGGCCGAGGACGTGGCCGACGCCGTCACCGATTTCCTGCGGGAGAACTTCGTGTCCATGCTGGTGGTGGACTCCATCGGGGCCATGATCAGCCGGGTGGAGATGGAGAAGCAGGCCGACGAGGCCACCGTGGCGGTGGTGGCCCGCATCGTCACCCGCATGGTCAAGGCCGCCACCTCCCAGGCCCGCACCCACAAGCCGGTGGTGGTGCTGATCAACCAGCTTCGCTCCGAGATCCGCACGGCCGGGCGGGGCGGCAACGGCACCACCCGGCCGGGCGGCAACGCCCTGCGCTTCCAGACCACCACCCGGCTGAAGCTGGCCTACACGGCCGAGCCCGCCATGACCATCAAGGTGGGGGCCGACGACATCGAGGCGGCCCGTGAGATCGGGGTCCAGGTGGAGCGCAACAAGTGCGGCATCAAGGGCCGGGTGGCTAAGATCAAGCTGGTCTCGGTACCCTCCGAGGCTCACGGCGCGATGGGCATCGATGTCTATGACGAGACGGCTCGCCTGGGTGACATCCTCGGCCTCATTCCCAAGGCCGGAAGCTGGTACACCCTGCCCGGCCATGAGAAGCCCCTGCAAGGCGTCAGGACGGTCGCAAACTGGCTTAGAGCCCACCAGGAGGAGGCCGATGCCCTGCGGGCTCAGATCCTGGCTACACGGGCCGCAGAGGTCACCGACGACCTGGGTGCGCCCCTGGCCGGGGAAGGGGAACTGGAGGCCGTAGAGGGCCAGCCGGTCTTCCTGCCCGACGAGATCGATGGGGACAAGATCCTTCGTTCGAAGTTTCATCGCCCGACGGTATGAGGGCTGGGTGATGGGCGACATCCGCCACCGCATGGCCAGCATGCACGAAGCCTGGTTCACCCGGCTCTTCGCCGGGGTCATCCACCCCGGCTCGGGCAACCAACTGGTCAACCAGGGCGACGGCCATCGCAGCTACTACCGCTACGGCATGGGCTGGGTGTGGGACTGCAAGTCCACCCTGGCCCAGTCCATCAGCGTCACCCTGGCTTCCTGGCACAAGCTGACCGAGCAGTGCGGCATCGACAAGCCGCTCATGCCTCTGCGGCTGTATCTGAACAACCGTCTCACCGAGTTTGTAGACCTGGTGGTCATGAAGCCCGAAGACCTGATCGAGATCCTGGAGCTACTGGAGGAGTCAGAGCGCAGGCTCGACAACGTGCGTGACAAGATGATCAACTGCCTGCCGAAATACCAGGATCATCCCATGGTCATATCCGCCTTGCAAGCGGCGGATGGCGAATGAAAATCGGGATGGTAAACACCGAGGGTCGATGGTATATGATCCGGGTGTACGCCAAGGAGACAGAGACGGTAGAGCGCTTGCTTAACGAAGGCTGGGAGCCCTTCGCGGCTCAGTGGCTACCCGATGATGACGAACTGATCTGGATGAAGCGCTATGAGTAAGTTCGGCACCATCCTCAAGGGAGTGCTGGAGAAAGAGATCATCATTCCCCGGCTCAACACCTACCTCTACGATCCCAAGTTTCCCGGCTTCGAGGTGCCCATGGCCGGGTTCGAGAAGCGCATTCCCGACGGTTGGTTCCATCCATCCACCCATCCCCTGTGGCCGGAGCGCTTGCTGTACTGGTACGCCCGCGACCCCCGGCACATGGTGGCCGAGCCCCTCGACCCCATCGGCACCCAGGCCGTTACCCAGGGCAACTTCTGGCACGCCTTCTTCCAGACCATCGGGGTGGCCGACGGCTGGCTCAAGGTCATGTCCCCCAGGGCCAAGACGCCCCATGATATGGCCGAGTACTGGGTGGAGGACGCGTCCCTGGGGACCGGTGGCTCCCTGGATGGCGTGCTGGAGCCCGACGCCCTGCCCATCGAGGTGGAGGAGGGCTTCGAGATCAAGACCATGGTCAACGCCAAGCTCCGCAAGTGCCCCAAGGCTCCGCCCATGTCCGATGAGAAGGTCGAGTGGTTCCGAGAGAGTTGCCCCGAGTACTATGCCCAGGCCATGGAGTATCTCAGGATGTCCGGCTATCAGCGTCAAAGGATCTTGATCACCTCGGTGGAATACCCCTATCCGAAGGTGGAGCTATGTGTTCCCTTCGATCGTGGTTACTCCTCTGCTATCGTGGAGAAGTACCGGCGGGTACGCCAGGCCGTGGCCGAGGACAGCATGCCTGATCCCTGCTGTGGCTACTTCGACACCAAGGTCCAGCAGATGTGTCCGGCTCGCACCGTCTGCCCCATCGCCCTGAGGATCGCTCGATGAGATGGCGAGTCACATTGCGCGGTGAGGACCTGGAACTACGCGGCTACGTCGATTGCTCACTGCCGGAACTGGAACTGATGTCCGAGCAGGTCAAGCCGCTGGGCCTGCTGATCGTCTCGCAAGCCGATGACGACTACAACCCGTTCGGCCCAGCATGAACCCACCTGACTGCTCCTGCGAACACATCCACTGCTCCAACCCAACCTGCCGCTCGACCGCGCCTTCAAAAGGGGCGGTGTCCGAGCAGGAGCGAATGTTCCCGGCCCCGATGACCAAACAAGAGATCCTAGAACGGATGGCGCTTCTGGTGGCCGGTCGTATGGCCTTGCACTGGCCATTCCAATGTCCAATGTGTCCCGACCGGGCGCATATGGCCCTCGATATTGCGGAGTCGATTCTGGCTGATCCCATCCTGGCTCCGGTATCGCGATGACCGACCTGTCGAAGTTCCGTATCGGGGAGCCCGACGGCTCGCCCATGGTGCCGCTCACCTTCCTGGACATTCGCCACTGGGGCAAGATCATCGCCTTCGACCAGAGCCTGTCCAACACTGGCTACGTGGTGCTGAGCAATCGTGGTCCGACCTTCTCCACCCCCGAGTTCCGCTTCGAGGCCACCGGCATGCTCAAGGCCAAGGACGATGTCAAAGGCCATGAGAAGGCCCTCGATCGAGGCATGGACCTGTTCTGGGAGGTCCAGGACGTATGCCGGGAGCATCGCCCTGACAGCGTCATCTTCGAGACTCCGCCGGTCGGGGGCAAGATGTCCCGGCCGGAGTCCTCCCTGCTGGCCGCCTTGACCATTCGCCTGGCCGCCATCATCGAGAATCCCTTCGTCAAGCTGATCATGATGAGCCGTCAGAAGGCCGCCAAGCGTTGGACCGGCAATGCCAACGCCGACAAGAAGGTGGTGCGAGCCGCCCTGGAAAGGCTGATGGAGGTCCGTAAGATCTCCAGGCCCGATGGCTACTGGAACGAGCATGTCTGCGATGCGCTCAGCCTGGGCCTATTCTTCATGGAAGGAAGCAACGATGGTCGCGCAGGGTAAGCCACGCCAGAGCGGCAAGACCGCCGCTCAGGAGACCGCCATCGAGGCCGGTAAGGACGCCGACGCCCCGCTGGACTCCGACATCGAACACACCCGCAAGTTCCGCACGCCTGGCTTCGCCCGCATGCGAACCGACTGGCGGCCCGAAGACGCCATCATCCTGACCAAGGCCAAGCTGGCCGCCGAGGATCGCCTCATCCTGGAGTTCGCGGACGCCTACCGGGTCCTGGCCCACATCTACGACATCGTCCGCACCCCGCTGGAGGTGGATGGCCAGGTCCAGAAGGACCGTCACGGCTGGACCATGTGGGCCAAGGACGAGTACGGCAGCTTCATCGAGGATTGGTCCAAGCTCACCACCGGCCACCGTGACACCATCCTGTTCACCCTGGCCACCCGGCTCTACGACTGGGAGCAGAAGGCCGCCGACGCCTGGGGCGAGGCCATGTTCGCCAAGGGCCAATGGGAGGAGCGCTTCAGCATCGGCTTTGATGCTCCTATGTCTGGTACCGTGCAAGACCGGGAAGCCACCGGGCGCATCTGGAGCGCGGACGAGCGTTACTTCGCCATCCAGATGACCTTCTACTCCCGTAAGGCCGACGCCCTGGTACGGACCATGACTCGCCTGGCCGATCGCCTGAAGGACAGCCTGTTGCATCGCTAGCCCTCATGGTCATCTCGACAGGGTGATTTCTTGCGCCTGTCGTTTGGATCTGCCAAGTTGGAGCCGACGGCGTTTTGGGATGCCGTGTCTCCGACTACAGGGGACCCCGATCGGATGGGCCAGAGAAGGGCAGTTCAGTGATCTGAGTTGGGGTCCCATGATGGTGAGGAACTGGACGGCTGGTCGGTCTCGGTCCTGCGAGAGCTATTCCGCAACCTGCAAGCCTTCCGGTCCTTTGTGGAGTCCGGCGGGGCAGAAGATCTCATCTGGCGCGGTCATGAGTTCAACTACTGGGATCTCGAACGCATCTACGAGTACTCGCAGATAGCTTTGCCCAGACGACAATATCAGGCCATCTTTCTTTGCTTATACGAGAACGTCCTGGAGAAGGATGCTGCTGAGATGATGGGCGTATCGCCTACTAACCCTGTTGCCATGTATGCGACTAAGGGACTTGAAAAAGTGCTGGATCACCTCCGTTCAGGGATGATCCCAAACGTCCGTATCGACTCTTATAAGGCTGGATAAGAGGTATGAGCAATGGCCATGCATCATGGAACCAACCGCATATTGGAAGACGAGGCCGATCGCATAATCAAAGAGTCATTGAAGGGGGTGACTCGCTATAGCGACAAGTCGGACATCCTCACTCCCTGGAAGCAGAAGAGCCGGGCCAAGCGAGAGATCCTGACCTCCTCGGGGTTCCCCGAGTCCTCCCTGCGCCAGGGCATGTTCAACCGGCGGCACAACCCCTCCCGGCCCGACCTAAACTCCAGGGATGGCATCGCCCAGGCCCGAGGCCGGGGCCTGGAGCGCCTGCAGACCTTCGTGCAGGAATACGGAGCAGCCCTAGAAGAATGACCAATCGCCGTCCACCTCCGCAGACCTCGGTGGTCTACCGGGTCGGTGGCACCAACTACCCCATGCGGGTGATTGGGAACTGCCAGACCTGCCGCTCGATCCACCGGGCCGAGATCGAGAACCTCATCATCATGGGGTACTCCTGGGGCACCATCGCGGATCACCTGCCCACCGAGGCCGGGCTGTCCAAGGAGCAGATCCGCCGCCACTTCGAGACCGGTCACATGCCTCTGCCGGAGTCCCTGCGCCGGTCGGTCATCGAGCGGCGGGCCAAGATGCTGCGCCTGTCCACCGCCGACAACGCTGCCCCTCCCGTCGATCAGTGGGTGGTGGTCCAGCAGATCATGCAGCGGGGCTTCGAGCGCCTGGCCATGGGCCTGGCCGAGCCGGACGTGAAGGACACCCTGGCGGCGGCCAAGGAACTGTCGGCCATCGAGGCCCGCGCCCAGGGCGAGCAGGCCATTGACGATGACGCGGTGATGGCCATCATCGAGGGTGCCCGCTCCTACATGAGCCGGGAAGACTGGGTCAAGTTCATGTGGGACCTGAAGGAGAACCCGGCCATGGGCATGTACGGAACGGTGGAAGAGGTCAAGGAGGTCAGTGCCCCGCTGGCGCGATCCGGTCATACCGGCTTGCCTCCCGTCGATGCCAAGGTTGACTACAATCAGACGCACATGGCCTCATCAACCGATGAGATCCCCCCGACATCCGATCATGCTGAATCCCGGTAACACCTCACTGAGAGGAAAGTCCTATGTTTGGTGCCCGTACTTTGTCAGGGATAACCCTGGAGGAGATAGCTAGCCAGGTCGCTCCTCCAGACTCCAAACTCGTCTGTGCTACCGACGATATAAGGGTCAACTTTGGTGGTGCAGAGCCCTCGGTGAGAATACGTGTAGGCCCGGAGGATCATTTGACCATTCCGGCGCTGGGGGCACGCAACGTCTTCTCCCAGTTCTTGAACATCCCCTACGCCTTTCTGGACCGGGTCAACGATGGCATGGCCGACTACATCGTCAACGGCCTGCTGGGTGAGGTCCATGGCGAGGTCCGGGTGCGTCACTCCGAGAACGGCATCCATGACATCCTGGAGGCCCGCCTGGATCCCATCGAGCCCCTGTCGGTGGTGGAGATCGCGGAGCGCATCGTGGGTGAGGAGGCCCAGGTGCTGGAGTGGTGGATCAACCTGACCGACTTCCGCCTGGACGTGGTCTCTCCCGAAACCGGCCTGACCGGCGGTGATCGCAAGCTGGGCGACATCTGCCACGGCGGGCTGCGCTACAGCCAGGACCTCCGCAAGCACATGATGCCCCAGGTCCAGAAGCTGGTCTACCGGCTGGTCTGCACCAACGGCATGGAGTGCGCCGACGCCACGGCCAAGATGGACGGCCGGGGCTCCTCCCACGCCGAGTTCCTGGACAGCTTCGAGATCCTGTCCCGACGGCTGTACTCCGAGGTGGAGGCCGACATCGACCACTTCTACCAGCTACGCCGGGTGCCGCTCGGGGACGCCTCCCAGGCCGTGCTGCGGGTGGCCGCGGAGCAGAAGCTGCCCGAGCGGGTGGCCACCCACCTGGTCCGCCTGGTGCCGGACATGATCCCCGACGAGAACCCCAGCCAGTTCGACCTGGTCAACCTGTTCACCAACGCCGCCCTGGAGCCGGGCGTACCGGCCGGGACCCGGCGGCGGCTGGAGTCCATCGGCGGCCACATCGTCACCGAGCAGAGCGCCCGCTGCACCAAGTGCGCGGCCAAGGTGGGCTGACATGCCCAATGAAGTCATCCCCCAGATCGACCTGTATGACTCCGAGATCCTACAGGTCGAGAAGATCCTTGAGAAGCTCAATGAGAAACAGGGCAGTTATGTCCCTATGGAAGCCTTTCGTAAGGAGGCTATCGAGCGTTTCGAGGACATAGGACTGGTCGTCAATATCCAGGTTTACTCCACTATGGACACTTATGGGAAGCCGCTTGATGATGTGTATGCTTTCGACATCACTATCTCTGATCGTTGCGAACGTAAGCCCTTCGACTTCGATCGACAGCGCTATGAGGTGATCAACGATGTGGCCGGTATCGAGCCCGACATGAAAGGCGTCACCTTTCCCGTACCGGATGCCTGATGGCCAACATCCTGTCCCCCCGGATGGCGCAGTTGACCGAGGACGAGACGGGACTGTGGATCCCCGACATCATCGAGTTCACCCTCTCGGACGCCTTCCTGCATCGCAACCTCTATCCCCGTCAGGCCACCATGCTGAAGGTGGCCTTCCTGCAGGACGAGCTTTTCACCGACTACGACTACGAGGTCATCGACGGCTGGGCGCGCTCGTTCCGGGAGACCGAGGAGAACGGCATCCAGCCCGACATCCTGGAGCGCATCAGGATCTGCAAGGCCGAGGGTCGTCCCTGGTTCCGGGAGTGGCTCAACATCATCGGACGGCGGGGCTCGAAGGGCTACCTGGGCGGCATCGGGGCCGCCTATGTCTTATGGCACTACATTTGCAAGGTTGATCCCCAGGAGTACTACGGCATCGACCGGGACAAGCGCCTGGCTATTTTGGTCTTTGCCGGGAAGAAGGAACAGGCCACCGTCAACCAGTGGAAGGACGTGGCCGACATCATCAAAGGCGGCAAGTGCTTCGCGCCGTACTTCTCTCGTTCTCTGGGTGAGAGTCTGACGCTTAGAGCCCCGCATGACAACAAGCGTATCAATGCCCGTGAGGACCTCGGTATTTACGAGGACGGGGACATGGCCACCTTTACGATTCTGCCCAAGGAATCCACGCCTATGGCGGCCCGTGGTCCGGCCGTTTTCGCCATGCTTTTCGATGAGATGGCCCACGTCGTTCGCCAGGTGGCCAAGTCCGACGCGGCCGAGGTCTATCAATCCGCCTCTCCGGCATTGGACACCTTCGGGGCCGACGCCTGGATGTACGAGGCATCGTCTCCCTGGGCCAAGACCGGCCAGTTCTACGACAACGCTGTGCAGGCTCTGGCCATCTCCGACGGCACCGACGGCCTGGAGCAGGGTGAGATCGTGCGGCCGGAGATGCTGCTCATCCAGTTGACCTCCTGGGATCCCTACATCGACTGGGAGCGTTCCGACCACATCCCCACCATGGCTCGGGTCGAGTTCGATCATCCCCGCCGCCGTCCTTTGGGCGATCGCCCCCATTCCCGTGGTCATGGTTATTGCCTGCCCCAGCAGCGGCGCGCCCAGCAGGTCTACGATCGCCAGCTACAGCGCATCGAGGCCGCCAACCCCGAGACCTTTGCCGTGGAGCGCCGCTCCCATTGGGCCGCCGTCCTCGATGCATACCTCAACGAGGATCGTGTAAAGGCCATCTGGCTGCCATGGCCAGAAGACAATCCCCTCAACCTGCACATGCGTGAAGAGGGCAAGCTGGCCGTCCTCTACAAGGCCCACGGGGATCCCTCGAAGTCGGGGGCGAACTTCGGCTTCGCCATCGCTCATGTGGTGCGCTACGGCGAGGACGACTTTCCGCACGTTGTCTTCGACTACATCACTCACTGGGAGCCAGCCAACTTCCCGGAGAACGAATACCAGATCGATTACGATTATATCGAGAAGTCCATCCAGGGCTACATCGACGCTTTCATGCCTACCGAGGTCACCTTCGACCAGGGCTACTCGAACTGGATGATCTCCCGATTGATGAAGTGGGTGAGAACCCGTAACTTCGCCAAGCGAGTTCAGGTCTTTGAACGCACTGCCACCGCCCCCATGAACTGGACAATAGCCGAGACCTTCAAAACGGCTATAGGACTGAGCCTGGTCCACGCTCCGTATTATGAGCAGGCCCAGGAGGAACTGGTCTTCTTGCAGAAAGTGGGCGAGAACAAAGTCGATCATCCCACGTCTGGTCCAGTGCAGACCAAGGACGTGGCCGACTGCATGATGATCCTGGTGCATGCCCTGATCGGAAACGAGATCTCGGCCTTCATCGGGGAAGCCTTCTCGTCACTGAAGATGCGTGGCGGGGTGCAAGGCGGGTTGCCGACTCCGGCCGAACAGGCGGCGGAGGTATCGGCCGGTGACCCCATCAACGCCCTTCGTAACTGGGGTGGTCGCAACCGTTCCATGACCAGTGGCTACTCGCCTGCTCGGGGCCGATTCAGCGGATCGGGGCGGCGCAGTAGAAGGTGATGTGGTCCGCGGTAGGGTTACGGGGTATATTAAGGCTAATCCTGGTCACCATTTCTGCAGTTCGATCATCTTGATCTTGAAAAGGGCTGTAGGAACACAGGATGCGTGGTGGTCCTTGTGGGCCTGTCGAGATCCCCCACCGATCCAGCCCGGTGGGGGCTCGACCGCGAAGTTAGAGGGGGATTGGCCTAGCAAACCCTCTTGGATATGCTGACCCCATGACCTCAGTGGAGGTGCCTTCAGAGAACTCCAGCCGTGAGCCGGTAGTTCAGAAGAAGTGTGCGTCCTGTCATCACCCTCTAAGTTTCCACGGCAACGGCTACACCGGGTGCAAGGCCATGGGCTGCCGGTGCGGGACCTGGAGCGAGGAGGACCCCTTCGGCACGCGGGACCACTACGCCGCGGTGGTAACCCTGCTGAGAGCCTTAGAGGTGCCCTCCCGGCTGATGCAGCAGGGGGAGCGGCCCTTGATCTACATCGGTGGCTACGTCGAGCCCGACCTCTACGACCTGGCCGAGGCCGGGAGCGAGGCCCCAGGGTTGCCGGGCGGCTGGCAACCGCCCTTCGCCATCTGGGCCAACTACGACGGCCCCTGGAGCTACTCGGTGGTCGATCGGGAAGGGGCGGTGACCGAGTCCGGCTCCGATGTCATGCCCCATGACACCGACGCCGAGGAGGTGGCCCGCATCGTGGCAACCTGGACCTATCCCAACGAGGCCATGGAGTCCTGATGAGCGTCGAAGAGCCTGCTTACCCCGAAGAGCCCGTCTACCCCGAAGCCGAAGAGCCCGAGCCCGGCCTGGACTGCATCGTCCCCGGCTGCGACCGGGTGGCCACCCACACCATGATCATCGTGGTGGCCCCCGACGAGCATCAGCTACCGGTGTGCGGCCTGCACCACCTGGAGCTAGCCGCTCCCGGTCACCTGGCTGACCTGCGAGAACTGGCCGGGATCCGAGATCGCCCGGCCCGCCAGGATGAGCCCGCGGCCGGGATACCGGCGGAGGACGCCCCTGGCCCGGAGGTTGTCGGCCGTCCAGGCCGGTGAGCCGTCGGTCGGTCCCTCTGACCGAGGCCCAGGGCTACCTCATCATCGCGGAACTGGGGGTGCTGGCCACCTGTGCCACCATCGCCCTGTTCGCCAATCTGACTGGCATCTTCACCGTGACCAAGACGGCCAAGCAGGTCAAGGACGTGGCCGAGGAGGCCGTCAGCCGATTATAGGGATGCTTGACAATCGAGTAGCCGTCCGCTAGTGTCGCCTCGATGGTGGGTGCCCTGCCGCTGGCCAACTCTGTGTGGCTATTGGTGATCATTGGAGTCTTGATACTCCTGGCCACCGTCGTCATCCTTATGGCCATCTCCTCCCACATGAAAGCCTCATCCCTAGACCCTGGCAACCGGGATGATTACCCGGATAGAGAATGGCATTGCCATGTGCGTGTACTCCATCCGCATCCCTATGACTGGGAGAACGACAAGTGATCCTGGTCGATCATGACATCCAGATGGCGCTGGCCTACAAGGTGATCGAGATCGATCCCTTCGAGCCCGCCCATCTCCAGGCCGCCTCCTACGACGTGCGCCTGTCCCCCGAGATCCGCCGCATCGATCCCCGCATCGAATGCCTGGACCCCTCCATCGAGCAGCCCTACACCTTTGTCGAGGTCCTCAACCACGCCTTCATCCTGCATCCCGGCGAGTTCATCCTGGCCTCCTCGGTGGAGCGCGTCCGCTTGCCCGACAACATGGTGGCCCAGCTAGCCGGGAAGTCCTCCCTGGCCCGGCTGGGCATCCAGATCGAGTCGGCCGGGTTCTTCGACCCCGGTTGGAATGGCCAATGCACCATGGAACTGGTCAACCTGACCCAGCGCCCGGTGCGGCTGTTCCCCCGCATGAAGATCGCCCAACTGGTCTTCTCCACCACCAACTCGTCTGCCGCCCGGCCCTACGGGCACCCCGAGCTTGGTTCCAAATACCAGAACCAGGAAGGTCCCACGCCGTCGGCTATGTGGCGTGAGGATCCTCCCGAGTGACCGACCATGACCTGGACTACTACGAGACGGTGGTGATCTACTGCCATCGCTGCGGGCAGGAGTGGCCCACCTCCTGGGATGAACTGACCGGGGAGCAGGAGCGTCTGGGGGCAGCCCATGACTGCCCTGGACCACCGGCCCATTACCGGGTGATCGTCACACCCTCCTGACAGCATCCCGCCATGGCCCTGTACCTGATCCACTTCGAGCAGCCCTACCACCACGCCGGTCATTACCTGGGCTTTGTGGACACGTCCCGGTTCTCCCTGGAGGAGGCCCTGGAGAGCCGCCTGGCGTTCCATCGCAAGGGTCGGGGCTCGAAGTTGCTGCGGGCCGTCCAGGAGGCCGGGATCGCCTGGGAGGTGGTGCGGGTCTGGGAGGAGGGCACCCGCACCGACGAGCGTCGTCTGAAGGGGCGAAGCTCCACCCGGCTGTGCCCCACCTGCAATCACTTGGGGTGGCAGGCCCGCGGCCGGTTGACTAACCTATCGACACCCTCTCAGGCTGGAGAGGCAGAAGGGCTGGAACCTCATGGATTTGTCGGCCAACGCGCGCCAGATCATGGATCTGCGCTACTCGCGCAAAGACGGGCAGGGTAACCCCACCGAGACCCCCGAGCAGGTGGTGGCCCGCGTGGCGGGCACCATCGCCAACGTCACCCTGATGTACCACCCCGACGAGCAAGGCCGTCGGGAGGAGGTCTACAAGGCGTACCGGGACCTGCTCAATGACCGGCTGATGTTCCCCAACAGCCCCACCTGGACCGGGGCCGGGACCCCGCTCGGGCAGCTATCGGCCTGCTTCGTGCTGCCCATCGATGACGACCTGGGCCGGGAGCGCACTGGCATCTACTCCACCCTGCGCGACGCCGTGCTGATCCAGCAGACCGGCGGCGGCAACGGCTTCGACTTCTCTCGCCTGCGCCCGGCCAACGCCGTGGTCAGCCGGTCCATGGGCAAGGCGTCCGGGCCGGTGGGCTTCCTGGTCAGCTACGACGCCGTGTTCGGCACCATTGCTCAGGGCGGCTCCCGCCGGGGGGCCAACATGGCCGTGCTGCGCTGCGACCATCCCGACGTGACCAGGTTCATCCGGGCCAAGATCGAAGAGGGCAAGATCTCCAACTTCAACATCTCGGTGGCGGTGACCGAGGACTTCATGAAGGCGGTGGCCCAAGAAGCCGAGTTCGACCTGGTGCATAACGGCCAGGTGTACGAGACCATCAAAGCCGGTGATCTGTTCTCCGAGATCGCAGAGGATGCCTGGAAGTTCGGAGATCCCGGTCTGTTGTTCATCGATCGAGCCGAGCAGGACAACCCCTGTCCTTTGCACTATCGATACGAGGCTACCAATCCCTGCGGAGAGCAATGGCTACCGCCGTATGGATCCTGCAATCTGGGATCGATAGCCCTGCAACGCTTCGTGCATCACGGCCAGAATGATGGCCAGCCCTTCATCTATTGGGAGGGCCTGGCCCAGGCCATCCATACCTCGGTGAACTTCCTGGACGACGCCATCGACGCCAACCACTACGTGGAGTCGGTGCCCGAACTGGCCGAGATGGCCTTGAACGAGCGGCGCATCGGGCTGGGCTACATGGGCGTGGCCGACACCATGGCCCTCCTCGGCATCCGCTACGGCTCCCCCGACGGCGAGGACTTCATCAGCCAGGTCACCGAGTTCCTGCGCTTCCACGCCATGTCCGCCTCCATCCTGCGCGCCCAGGAGCGGGGGGCCTTCCCCTGGATCGAGGGCTCCATCTATGATCCCAAGCTGGTCTCCGGCCGGGGCTGGGGCACCGAGATCCAGCCCGGCCTGATCACCTGGACCCCGCCGCAGGGCTCGGTGGAGCATGTGCGGGGCTGGGGACGGCCCGTCCTGGACTGGCACATCATCGAGGAGGGCCTGGAGTCCTACGGCATCCGCAACGCCTGCACCCTGACCTACGCCCCCACCGGCACCATCAGCAACGTCGGGGATTGCGAGGGCTCGGGCATCGAGTGCTTCTTCGCCCTGGTCTTCGAGCGCAAGGTCATGCAGGAGGAGCAGAACATCGCCCTGCACTATGCCTCCACCCTGTTCGAGCAGGCCCTGATCGGCCAGGGCTACGACCCCACCCGGCGGCAGGCCATCATCGAGCAGGTGGCCGCCGAGGGGGGCTCCTGCCAGGCCGTGGGGGACCTGTCCCAGTCGGTCAAGGACGCCTTCGTGGTGGCCGGGGACCTGGGCTACCAGGAACACATCCGCATGCAGGCGGCGGCCCAAGCCTGGGTGGACAACTCCATCTCCAAGACCATCAACCTGCCTCATGAGGCCACCGTGGGCGAGGTGGAGCATGCCTACCGGCTGGCCTACCAACTGGGCTGCAAGGGCATCACCGTCTACCGGCAGGGCAGCCGATCCCTGGAGGTCCTCTCGGCCACCGTCAGCGAGCCGGAGGCAGCGCCGGAACCGGCTACCCTGGAGGCCCACGCTAACGGGTGGAAGACCATCACCCCCATGCCCATCCCGGCCAGCGCCGCCACCCTGGGCCTGCCCACCCGGACCTTCCCGGTCAAGACCGGCTTCGGCACCCTGCAGGTCTACGTGACCGAGCATCCCGACCACCCCGGCCGTCCCTTCGACTGCCGCATCTCGGTGGGCAAGCACGGCTCGGACAAGAACGCCGACGTGGAGGCCCTGGCCCGCATGATCTCCATCGCCTTGCGCTCGGGGGTGTCGGTGGAGGCCATCACCGACCAACTCACCGGCATCGGCGGCCGGACCATCGACGGCTTCGGAGCCACCCGCGTCCTGAGCGTGGCTGACGGCGTGGGCAAGCTCCTGGAGCGCCTCTACCTGCCTGACCCCTCTCAAGCCCTCCTAGAGGCTCCTGGGGGCCTCTCCGGGCCTTCTGGGCTCATGCAGCTTGACCGGGGCCAGACTTGCCCCCGGTGCGGGGTGGCCTCCCTGGTCTACGAGTCCGGCTGCCTGCACTGCGACGTGCGCTACGGGGGCTGCGGTGACTTCAACCGTTGCGACTGAGCCCACCGAGCATCCGGCCACCTGGTCCGCCCCGGTCCTGGAGGTCATCGCCGCCCGGTTGCCCAAAGGGGCAACCGTCCTCGACCCTTTCGCCGGGACCAGCAGACCGAACGTCATGCCGGGCGTCTACACCGTGTGCGTGGAGATCGAGAAGCCCTGGGCCACCCAGGTCGTCGGCAACGCCCTCTCATTGCCCTTTCGGGCAGGCACCTTCCGCTGGGTGGCCACCTCGCCCTGCTTCGGCAACCGCATGGCCGACCACCACGACAACCGGGACTCCTGCAAGCCCTGCCGGGGGACAGGTCTCTCCGATGACCTGAGCAGCCCCTGTAGGGCCTGTAGGGGCTCGGGGCTGTCACGCCGCCACACCTACAAGCACTACCTGGGTCGGGACCCCCACCCGGCCTCGTCCGCCACCCTGCAGTGGGGCGGGGAGTACCGGTCCTTCCACCTGGCCGCCTGGGCCGAGATGACCCGTGTCTGTGATCGCTGGGCGCACCTGCTGCTGGACATCTCCGACCACATCCGCGGTGGCGCGGTCATGCCGGTCACCGATTGGCACCAGAGCGCCCTGGAGGGCCTGGGTTGGCTGTGCCTGGATCGCACCCCGGTGGATGTCCGCCGCCAGCGCCACGGCCAGAACGGGGACCTCAGGGTCCTCTGCGAATGGGTCCTGGAGTTTGTCAAGGTAGGTTAGATCGAGGATCAGTCCTTGACGGCTAGGGTAAGTCTGGTATGCTCAGGCATTCCTAGAGAGAGGACTGATCCTTGAGACGACGACGCCCACCCCACGTCAACTGGCCCGCGGTGGTGGCCGCGGCCCGGCCTATCGTGGAGGGCTATCACGCCCAGGGCACCCCGGTGACCCTGCGGCAGGTCTTCTACCGCTTGGGCAGCCTGCCCGACCTGTACTTCCCTCTCAACCAGGGCTACTACAAGCGCCTGTCGGCCAAGCTGGTGGAGGCCCGGCGGGACGAGGACAACCCCTTCCCGGACCTGGTCGATTACGGCCGGGAGATCCATGAGATGCCGGGCTGGGACACCGAAGCGGAGTTCTTCGAGGCAGTCATCGAGTCCTGGGCGCGACGGCGCAACGCCGGGCAGGAGATCCACCTCTTCGTGGGGGTCGAGAAGGACACCCTGCGCGCCCAGGCCCTGAACCTGGCCCGACCGCTGGGCATCCCGGTGGTGGTGCTGAAGGGCTACGGCTCGGAGACCTACGCCAAGGAGGTCAGCCAGCGCATCGCTGAGGATGGCCGCCCGGCCGTCCTGCTGTACTTCGGGGACCTGGATCCCTCGGGTGAGAACCTGCAGGCGGATTGGGAGTCCAAGTCCGGCCCCTGGGCCATCCCGGCCATCCGGCTCGGCATCAACATCGGGGACAGGTCCCCCGCCACCTCTGGGCTGGCCTACGACCTGCCCTGGATCGAGGCCGTCAAGTCCGACGGCAGCCCCAAGGAGGACTCCCGCTGGCCTGCCTTCGCGGCTAAGTATGACCTGGACCCGGCCGTGCCCGTGCAATGCGAGGTCGAGGCCCTCGACCCCGTCGATCTGCAGGCCAAGCTCCAGGCGGGCATCGACGCTCACTTCGACTACGACATCTACGAGGCCGTCACGGCCGAGGAGGACGAGCAGCGGGAGCGCATCCGCCGCTACCTGGACGGCTACGACGGTTAACCTCGAATCGGGACCGACCGGCGGCCCTCCACTGCCTGGCTACGTGCCAGCCAACGGGCGGTCTATCGCCGGAACGGGTGGAGACGCCGCCGTCGGTCGGTCCCCCTCAGCTAGCCCTGCTTTTCCTCTTCCTGGGGCTGGTCCTGCTGAGTGGAGCCCTGCTGGTCGTCCTCCTCCAGCCGGGCCACCAGGTCGTCCTTCTTGCCGGACTTGGGCAGGTCCCGCTCGGCTAGCTCGTCCTTCAACTCGGCCACGGTCTGGTCCTGGTAGGAGGATCCCTCGGTGGCCTGGGTGCCCTGGGCCTGCATCTCGGCACGGGCGCGCTCCTCGTCCTGGCGCTGCTTCTCGGCCATCTGCTGGGCCACCTCTTGGCTCGTATCGTGTGTCATGGCTCTAGTGATACCCTCCGGCGCATGACCGACACCGCCCCGACCCCGCCTGATCCCGCCGCCTCTGACAGCCCGGTAGCCGACGACGTAGCCGCCGTGGTGGACTCCCTCAAGCAGCTAGTGGCCACCGTCCAGCAGGAGTTCGACTCCCTGCGGGTGACGGTGCAGACCCGCATCGATGAGATCCAGGCCAAGATCGCCAACATCCGCCAATAAGACCACTTGAAACGGTCTTAAGCATCACCCCTTGTGTGGAATGGCCCATGACCTGGGGTAGGACCCAGGCATGGCACTTGGAATCGCTCTGATCATCATCGGCTTCATATTTCTGGCCTTCCTGATCTTCCCCTTCCACGTCCTGCTGGGCGTGCTGGCCATCCTGTTCGGCATCCTGGACCTGTTCTGGGCGGGCCGGACCTGGCGAGGGGGCTACACCGGTCCCCGCCGGTACTACTACTGAGGCATGCCAGATCCTCTCACCTCCGACGAGCGTTGCCCTAGCTGCAAGGGCCTGCTGTCCGACGGCCGTCACCGCAAGTCGGTCATCCTGACCGAGGACGGCCACAACATCCCGGTGGTGTTCTGCCCTCACCACCCCCTCAACACCATGACCGTGGGCATCCCCGACGCGATGGAGCCCCCTGGCGAGCAGGGGGCTCCGATCGATGCTGGAGAGGCGCTCTAGCGCCACCTGCTAGACAAGGGCCACCTCCTTCTCTGCCGGGGCCTGAGCGGCCTCTGAGGGCTCGCTGGAGCCCTCCTCGCCGTCCTTGGCGTACTTGATGCCCAGGATGTAGTCGGCGGCCTCAGACGCCTTGGTGGCCGCCTGGATCAGCCACTTGGGCTCGGACTGCAGCTTGGACACCCAGGACTGCAGGTAGGCGGCCGAGTTGTTCAGGGTGACGTTCTCGATCCCGGCGATCCCGGCCAGCATGGCCGCCGTCATCTCGGCCACAAGCTCCTCCTTGGAGTAGCTGACATCCCCGAAGTGGTGCATCTCCAGCAGGTCGGGGCGGGCCAGGCGGCTCTGGTGGCCGGTCGAGTGGCCCATCTCATGGAACAGGGTCGAGTAGTACTCCTCGGCCCCGTCGAACTGATGGCGCTCGGGCATGCCGATGAAGTCCGCCCTGGGTGAGTAGTAGGCCCGGTTGCCGCCATGGCGGACCTCGACCTCGGTATACCCGGCGGCGATGGCCTCGGCCTCTGCGATGGGATCGAACTCCTCGGGGAGATCGGCGGGATCGGCGGGCTGAAACTTCTTCGGGAGGGTCTCGGCGGACACCTGGTCTTGGTTGTAGACCCAGTAGGTGCGGAGGTAGGGGATGCGCTTGCGGGACTTGCGGCCGGTGACCTCATCGATGTCCTCGACGTAGATCTGGATCCACAGGGTGATCTCGGTGCCCTTCTCGCCCCGGCGCACGCCGCGGGGGGTGGGATCGACGGTGCCGTCTTCAAGGACCGGCGAGAGGTACTTGACCTTCTCCTTGCCGTTGGGGTACTGGCCGACGACGGTGCGGACCATGCCGCCCAGGCGTGCCCACTCGTCGTAGGTGGCCCACTTGTTGGACTGGTAGCCCTTGTCCAGGGCCTCGCCCGCCAGGATCCAGACGTTGATGCCCCGATAGCGCTTGCCGGTGGACACCGAGACCGGGAAGGTCGAGAAGCCGTCAACCGACTTCCAGGACTTGCGCCAGACCAGCTTGCCCTCGGCCAGGGACTGGGCGATGAGCTTGGTCGAGATCTCGGTGTAGATGTCCCGACGGGGCTTGGAGGACTTCTTTGAGGTGCTGCGTTTGGTGGTCACGATCAGTACGTTAGCAAGGATTCTTAGAGAAGTCAAGTCGCCCCTGCCATCAGCTAGGATTCGACCAGCGCGGTAGTTAGCCCGCACCGTCCTAGGCCACGGTGCCCCGACTAAGCCCGGTCCCCTCCGGCATCGGGAGCGGCGAGTCTCGAAATCCGCGACAGGGCCGGTCAAGCGTGGGACGGCCCACCAACGAAAAGAGCCGCCCCGGAGGGCGGCTCAAGTGGGGGATAGTGGGGGAGGATCAGGGGCTCACCTCCTGAGGGGCCTCGACCACCTTGCTGGGCCGGTTCAGGAGGTCGAGCAGGGTGGCGGCGTCACGGGCGATGGCGGCGGTGATGAGCCTGGCCCGCTCAAGCTGCTCGGGGATGACGGGTGCGCCGTACTGATCGCCCACGATCTGGTTCAACTCTCTGGCCCACAGTTCGATGGACAGAGAGCGATCGGCGGCGGCATCGTGTTGGCGGGGACCCAGGGTGCGGTTGGCCAGGTTGCTCATGACTGCTCGGCCCCGCACTCGTTGCAGTAGGTGGTCCAGCGCCAGCCGTCGCCGGAGTCGTCGGGCACTCCGTAGCCCTCCAGGTCGAAGAATCCACTGAAGAGGTTGTCCGAGCCGCAGGTGGCGCAGGGGGCGTGGGTGGGCCGGGTGACGGTCAGGATGGTGTCCTGGCGCTCGACCTGGTAGCCCAGCCGACGCAGGGCCTCGGCCAGGTCGTCGGCCAGGCGGTTGGCCTCACCGGGGCGGTCCAGGTCAGCCGCGACGTTGACGGCCCCGGCGAAGCCCTTGCGGACTCGCACGCCTTCACGGCGGCGATCGGGGGAGGGCAGGAACCCGGCAGCCCGAAGCTGGCGGCTCACGCCCTGGGCGGAGATTGGCTTGGTGGTCATGGCAGTCACGTTAGCAGGTTTCCTTAGAGAAGTCCAGTCGCCCCGGAAAAGGGAAGAGCCCCCGTTGTAAGCGGGGGCTCTTCAGTCCGGGTGTGTACTGCTACTGCCGTCCTGCCTGACCTCGTACCCGGAGCTTGGTCGCATCGCAGCCTGGCGGGCTTGGGAGCCCTCCCACTCTCTCCGGCAGGGTAAGCATCCCTGCGTACTCGGTGGTTTTGGTTGTCAGAGGTCAGTCCCAGGGGCTCAAGTCGTTCGCCCTGGCTCGCATGGACTCGACTACCGCCACCAGGGGCCTCCCAGCCCCCGGCGCAGACGGTGCCATGCGTCGGTGAGATCTAATCCTGCACCACCCGGCCCCGGCAGGCCCGTTTGGCGGCGACCCGCTTCTTCGAGGGGATGGTCTTGGCCCGCAAGGTGACCAGGGGGTTCATGGCCCGCTTGGCGCGGGCGGCCTGGGGCTTGGTGGTGGCCATGGCAAGCACGTTAGCAGGTTTCCTTAGAGGAGTCCAGTCGCCTCTGCCTCAGCACTTGTGTCGGCCACCTTCTGGTCGTACTCCGCGATGAGCGGATCCTCCGCCAGAGCCTGCTCCCCTGCGGGGGTGATCCGGTAGAAGGGCTTGTTCCGGCCCCAGAAGCGGACGTAGAGGCGGGCGTCGATGCTGGTCAGACCTCGCTTGTGCAGGGACTCCAGCACCTCCCGGCGCGACCGAGCGGAGGCATGGTTGGGCTCGTCCCTGACCCACTGCAGGACCCAGCGCTGGGTGTTGCCGAGCTTCTTCATCGGGCGTCCTCCACGCTTCCACCCTCGATGCGGCGGCGGCAGGCCGGGCACAGGTCCCGCTCTAGGGGCTCGCCGCGTTCGGAGTAGTGGTTGTCCTGGAGCCGGAACCGAGTGCCGCAGGCTCCAACCGCCAGGCGGTTCTCGAAGTAGCCCACGATGGCGTGAGACAGGCCGCGGGGTGGCGCGCCCACCTCGCCTGCCCAGCGGGGCCTCTGGGCCTTCAGGACGGGCTGACGGTTGCCACAGCGAGCCACGTAGCCGTCGGCGTTGGGCGGGGCGTTGTGGGAGGCCAGGGAGGCCCGTTCCTGCCAGGGCTGCTGGCGGACGGGCACTTCGACCTGACCGCACTTGGGGCAGGTGGCCGTCATGACCACACCACGGCCTTGCCATGCGCCCTGGCGAACTCCGCCACCTCACGCAGTTGGGCCAGGCGGGCGTCGGTATAGCCCTCGGGGCGGCCGCAGTTGATCAGGGTGGCGCAGCCCTCCTCGATGAAGGTCTCGGTCTCGGAGCCGGGATCGCCCACCGACATGATCTCGGCGGCCAGCACCCGGCCCAGGAAGTCCTCGGCGTCCATGGAGCCATAGGGCTCTTCGGGGGTGGGGCCGAAGGGGCCGTCCACCACGCGGGGCCGCAGGCCCAGGGTGGACAGGATGAGGATGGCATTGCCGTTGGAGACGTTGAGTTCGGGGCCGCGCTCGGGGTACACGGCGGTGATGAAGCAGTGGCCCAGGTCGCAGAAGCCCTCCTGGCCGAGGTAGTCACAGCCCACCAGGACCTCGGGGATGGCCCGGTTGAGGAGATCGTGCTTGACGTAGAACGCCTCGGCGTCGGCGTAGGTGCCGAAGACCGGCCCCTGGTTGTCCTCGCAGGAGCAGCCCACCCGGAAGCCGGTGGGGGTGTCGAGTTCGGAGTGGAAGGTAACGCTCATGGGAAACACGTTAGCAGGTTTCCTTAGAGGAGTCCAGTCAGGCTAGTCGTCACCGTTGTAGGTAGAGACCAACAGGCTGCGACCGATCATCTCGGTCCACAGGGCGTCGTTGGTCAGCCGCCTGGTCTTCGGGTAGTTGACCGGGTTGCGGTAGTACCGGCCGATGCGTTGGCCATGCAGGCCCAGGTAGTCGTAGCGCTCCCGGCGGCAGCGCTTGCAGCGCAGGCAGACGATGACGTGGGCGATGCGGGCCACCGCGCCGTCGATGTGCTTGGGCGAGGGGTTCTTGGCCCAGTCATGCGCCCATAGGGCCTTGCAGGTGAGGATGTCATCGCCAAGCTCGGTGATGTCGGTGTACTCAAGAACGGCCACGGGGTGCCCTCACTTGCTCGCAGATCCACATCGACCCGTCCTCGCCCAGCCCTACCTTGAGGTTCTCCGGGAAGTGGAGCCCCTCGATGGGCGGCGGCAGCACCTCGGCCGGGCGCGCCACCACCGCAGGCAGCAGGGCCTGGGCCGTAGCCTTGGGATTGGCGTTGATCCGACGCCCCCGGCGGTTGTACCGGGGGTCGTTACGGATCCGACCACTGCGCCCACCCCAGATGTTGTGGACCTTGCGAAGATGGGCGAACACATTATGGCCTGTGTATGTCTTCCCGCATACCGGGCACTGATTCAGGCCCTTCGCATGGAAGTTCTCAACGGCTCCGTTGTGCTGGTTTGTCATAGGCTTTATACCGGGCATTCGTCCACGATCGAGCAGGCATCGGTGACTTCCGAGCGCCATTCGTCCATCTGGTCCGAGGTGGGCTCGTCGGGGGTGAACCGACCGGTGCCGTCACAGGTGTCACAGGCGATCTCGGCCTCCTGGTCTTCGACCTCGTCATCCCAGTCCGGGTTGGGGATGACACCGGAGCCCTCGCACTCCTCGCAATCGCCCTCTTCGACCTCGGGCAGGTCGGGCACGTCGCAGTTCTCGACCTCGTCGGCCCACGCTTCGAGGCTCTCGCCGGTTTCGCGAAGCTCGGCGGAGCGCTCGGTCTCATGACCGAAGCCGGACTCCATGTTGTCGGCCCCCTCGGCCTTCTCCGAGGCGATCTCGCGGATGGCCTCGGCGGCCTCGCCCAGAGCGGTGCGAACGTCGTCGGGATCCTCCACCGAGGAGAGGGCCTCGCTGAAGTCGTAGGAGATCTGCGCCGTGCGGGCGGACAGCGAGGAGGAGTACTCCCAGACGTGCCAGGACGGGCACTCGGCGCAGCGGTACAGGGTGCGTCCGCCGTAGGGGCCGGAGCGGGGAGAGATGTGCTTATAGGGCTGGCCTACCTCGATCTCCTTGCCGCACTTGTCGCAGTGGCGGTTGGGCAGGGGATGGTCGCGATCGGCCTGGGTGACCCGCAGGAACACCGGCTTGCCGCGCTTGTCGGTCTTCTGCTGGCCGTTCTTGGTCATGACCGGGGTGCGCTTCTGCTGGCCGGTCTCAGGGTCGATGACGGGGATCTGCTTGAAGCGCTGCTGAGCAGCCTTGACGTAGGTGATGCGGGCCATGGGAGGGATCTCCTGGGTTGTGGTGGTCGTGGTCCCACGGTACAGTAGGCTCCGACCGTTGTCAAGTCAGCTTAGAGGAGTCGCCTGTCAGGGGCTCCCCTGTCCGGGGTCTGTCCAGGACCGTGAAGAGGTGAGATGGCATCGTCGGTCCACCAGCAATGGCGACAGGTCCACGCCTGGCGGCTACCCACCGAGATCCGGGGCTACCCCTTGCCCCTCGGCGGCCAGTTCGCCCCCACCCAGGCCAGCCTGGACCCCGACCTCTTCGATCCCTCCGAGAAGATGTGGCCTTGGATCCGGGGCAGCCTCATCGACATCCTGGAAGCCTTCTGGCGGCCCCGCTATGGCGACTGGCTGCCCTGGACCCGCATCTACCTGGCGGGCTCCTTGGCCAGCTACTGGCACGCCACCCTGGACTTCGACACCCTGGTGGGCGTCGATACCCACCACATGGTGCGCGACCACCCCGAGTTCGGGGGTATGTCCGACGCCGAGGTGTGTCAGGCCCTGACCCATGAGTTCATCACCGAACTCGATCCTCTCCTCTTGGACTGGAGCTTTCCCCCCGAGCCCAACCTGCATCGGGTCATGGATGCCCTGAACGGTCCTGATCCCACCCCGGTCTACAAGTCGGTGCCCATGACCGTGGTCACCGGGCTTGGTCCCATGGAGATGACCTGGTACGTCAATCCGGCTGCCTATGACATCCGGGCCATCAAGCCCTATGCAGCCTACGACGTGACCAACGATCGCTGGGCGGTGCATCCCGACAAGATGGCCAAGTCCTGGGGAGCCCAGGCCCTGAGCCATGACTTCTGGGAGCGCATGGCCGATATAGCCGACGCCATCAAGGCCGCTCTGAAACTCTCAGAACCGGCGCGCACTTCGGAGTGCCTGGCGATATATGACCGCATACACACCGACCGAGGTCACGCCTTCGGCCCGGCCGGTCGAGGGGTGACCGACCCCCGCTCCCTGCAGTGGATCGTGCTGAATCGCTGGGGCCTGCTGGGTCCCCTCGAAGTGGCCGCTCACCCCGGCCGGGAGATGGCCCACATCCCTCCGGCCATCGCAGGCCGCCATGCTCAGTAGTCACCTGCGCCAGACCTGGGCCAGCCGCATCGCCCTGGGCGTCCTGGACCCCGAGGACGTGTCCCAGATCGAACCCGAGGAGTACCACCAGCGCTTCTCGACGGCCATGGCGGGCTCGCCCTTCGTCCACCACGTCACCAACCATACCCCGGAGGAGATCCGCTCGGAACGTATGACCCCTCTTACAACCAACGGTGGAAAGACCGGCATCTTGATCCATGATCACGGTGATGGAAGAATCGAAGGAACGGGTCTGTACAATCAGTCTGATGTCAAGGGTGCAGGGGTCGATCTTCTGCGCCATGCTATCCAGCATCATGGGGTAAACTACGCGGAGTGCTACGGCCCTCGCCTGCCCAAGCTGTACAACCGGGTGGGATTTCGTGACACGGCGCAGTACCGCTTCGACCGGGACCAGGCTGCTTCAGGCTGGGACTTCAGGAAGTTCGATTCGCCCAACTACCACATCATGGGATTGAAAGGAGGTAAGAGGAAGATGGCATTCATACCGGGTCCGTACAACGACAGCGACGAGGAGTGGAACCCTGACGGCTCAGACGAGCATTGGGACGATCCTGAGTGGGTCGCGGCGCTCAAGGTGAAGATCGAGGCCGAGCTAGACATCGAGGGCGGTGAGGACTGGGCCAGCATGACCCCGGAGCAGAAGGAACACTCCTGGAAGGCGGCCTGGGCCTTGTTCGGCGGCGGGCCGGAGCATCCAGGAGTGTAGGTGAATCACCTCCGGCGAGCCTGGGCCAGGCGCATCGAGGCTGACACCTCCTGGCGCGCCATCGACCCCGGCTACGAGGAGGGTGGCCAGGGAGCCTGGCACACCCATCCGGCGGTGATCATCCCCGAGGGTGGGGCGGCCGGGCGCAAGCGCTACACCCTGCACGTCAATGGCGAGCCCAAGGCCAGCCGGTCCACCCTGCGGGAGGCCAAGCAGGCCCTGGAGGACGAGTGGGGGCCGCAGGAGTGGAAGCGCGCCCGGCCCAAGAAGCAGTCGGTCACCCACTATCACTTCGGTCCCACCACCGAGTTCTCCGACCCCAGCGAGTACCACTACGTCGAGCATCTGGAGCGCAACCATGAGCAGTGATGTCCTGCCTGCGGAAGTGGCCCTGCAACGCAAGCTGCGCTGGGTGTTTCCCCAGGATCTCGAAGAGGGTCAAAGGGCGGCTGTTCATGTGGTGGGATTGGCCATAGCACCGTTCTTTGACTTCTATGGTGACAAGTTTCAGAACTTCGGTTCATTCTTCGAAGGAACAGTTGAGCGTATTCTCGATGAGGAAGACCAACTCATAGCAGTGCAGATAGGGTTCTACTTGATCCCTGACAATCTCCTCGATCATCCCAGGGTGACGGCGGTGATCGAATGAACAAGGCTGGAGGGACGCTATGCCCAAGGGAGTCTGTTTCGTAACCGAGAAGCACAAGGCCGGGTTCCTGTGGGTCATCGGCAACCCACCCCGGCCTGACGACGCCGTGCTGTACGCCGAGACCGAACGGGAGATCCAGTACGTGGACTGGCAGACCCAGGTCATGTACGTCAGCACCCACGGCGGGGATCTGATGACCGCCGCGGACCGGCTGGTGGCTCGCTTCGGCGGCAAGGCCGTCAGCTATTCGGTGGTCTTAGATCCGGCCGAGGCCGAGGACCTGGTTTCTCAAGCTCTCTTACATTAGACTGCGCCCATGGAACTGTGTGGAGCAGAGGGTCCAGATGGAGCGATCTGCAACCAGGAGTTGGGTCATAAGGATCCGGTCCACATGGAGGCCCTGGGGGTCAACCATCTGATCTCCTGGCCCAACGAGGAGTACCGGGCCGCCCCTACCCCATTGGACATAGTGCGCCGGGCTGAACCCCGTCGTCATGCCTCTCGTATCTATTTCGATGGCAGAACGTATGAGCCAGAGTTTGATGAAAAGAGATTGGGTGAACAGCATCGTGCTGTTTGGAATATAGTTCGAGATGCAGAATGGCGAACATTAGATGAGATCATCTCGGCTATTGTGGCAAATGGTGGGAAAGAATATGCCACTGCTGCTATCAGTGCGAGGGTACGAGATTTTCGTAAGCCAAGATTTGGTGGTTACATGGTTGATATAAGGGCTCGCGGTGATCGTCGTAATGGGTTGTTCGAGTATCGGGTACGACGGGCTGAGCCTGTAACGGCAAGAATCTCCGAAGCCTAAGCCTGTCGCTTCGGAGATCAGCCCCACGAAGGAGTGAGTTACCCCTTCGTGAGGGAGTCCCTGCATGACGCTGCAAGGCTTTGAGGTTCGATCGGCCAAGGCCAAGGGCGAGCGCAGTTCAGATGAAGAAGAGCCGGATCGTCAGCCCATACGCCCGGCCCAGCACTCCCCGGCGGAGCGGCGCAACCTGACCAACGAGGAGCGCACCGTCAAGCGGCGGCGGCGGCGCGTCAGCGCGGCCTATAGCCAGCCCGGCTACTACCTGGTGGACAAGGACGGCACGCCCCAGTCCGGGCGCTTCGACACCCTGAGCGAGGCCGAGGCTCAGCTACAGCCGGAGTCCGGGCAACTGATGCAGTACCTGGACCAGGCCCCCAACTCCTCTCACGTCGCAGAGCCCTGGCCGCCCAACCTCAACCAAGTCAACGGGAGCCTGTCCATGTCTGCCCACCTCGATGACGAGTTCCTCTTCGTAGCCGGGATGGGTGGTGAAGAGGCTGACGCCGACGAGGACGAGGGCGCTCAGAACGCCAAGGACCAGGACCTCATCGCCCAGGGCGCGCTGTCCGACGATCGCATCAACGCCGCCTACGAGCGGCACCTGCAGTGGGCCAGGGAGAACGGCCATGACAACCCCGACACCGTGGAGGCCCTGCGCGCCCATGAGCGAGCCGGGGGCCTCACTCGCGCTGAGGCCAACGGGGTGGCGGACCAGCAGTACATCGGTGGCGGCGAGGCCAACTGGCGCAGCCACAAGGAGGGGGCCTACACCCCTGAAGAGGAAGAAGAGAACGAGGAGATCCGCCAGGCCAACGAGGAACGCCGTCAGCCCGCTCCCTACGAGATCTCAAGCTGGCAGAAAAAGGAGTCCCTGCACGTCCGGGAAGGCCAACTCCTGGCCGCCATGGCCAAGGCCCACGGCGACGAGCAGCGTCAGATCATGGGCGAGCTTGAAGGGCTGCGCCGCCAGGCCCGCCGCCGGGTCATAGCCGATCGGGAGATCGACCTGGCCGACGCCTACATCCATGACAGCCTCACCCCGGTACGGGTCCATGAGCATCACACCGCCGCCACCGACTGGATCTCCGACGTGGCCGAGCCCGGCTACGACGCCACCTCGGTCCACCAGGCCACCGTGGTGGAGGCCCAGCGCTGGATGTCCCGCGTCTCGATGGCGGTCAAGGAGGACCGGGACGAGTACCTGGAGCAGGCCCGTGGCGTGGCCCGCCAATATGCGTCGGCTCAGGGACCGCACCGGGATCTGGCCTTCCAGACCTTCATGCGGACCGCGGCCGACGGCGAGAGTGGAGCCCTGCCCTGGAGCGCTCCGCCCATGGCGCTGCCACCCACGGGTGGCGGTAACGCCCCCTTCGGCGTACCTCAGGGCGGGGCTCCCCTCAACGGTCAGAACTTCAATCCCATGGCCACCGAGGTCTACCCCGGCTCCCAGCCCCTACCCCTCGACAACGGAGCCAGTGCCTGGCCCCCGGCCGAGAACCTGGAAGGCGAAGAGCCCCTGCCGCCCGTCGCCCCTGACAACTACAACGCCGTCGGGGCCGACACCCATATGTCGGCTCTGCAGCGAGAGGCTGACGCCAAGGAGTACTCACCCCGCTCGGGTATGGGCGGCCGTGGCCCAGAGAAGCCCTGGAAGGCCACCCACACCTACAACCCCATCGGCTGGGACGCCTTCGACGCCCGACCCCACCCCGGCTCCAAGGCCATCACCCCCGGCGTGCCCATCATGAACCACGGCTACATGAGCCCCCGCGGCCCCGGCGGCATGCGCCTGGTCCACGTCTCCGACGAGGCCGGAAATCATCAGACCATCGATAGTCGTTCCCTGGGCGAGTACGACCCTGACCCCGGCCGGGCCAACATCTTCGAGAGCCGTCGTCAAGCCTCTGAAGCCTTCAACGGCCCCAAGCAGACCTACCAGGACTACCTGGCCCGGCTGTCCGAGGGATCCGAGCCCATGGATCAGGAGCATTGGGCCGGATCCATGTCCGCCGTCAGCCCGGCCCCCTCCAACGTCGTCACCCCGGTCACGGCCATGTTCCGCTGGGCCGAGCGTGGCACCGACCCCGACCCTCAGGGCAATGACCTGGCCGGGAACCCCATGGCCGGGTACCCCGAGGGCGGTAACTGGGACAAGGACGAGGCCCACGCCCAGTCCGGCGAGGCCCAGTCCAACCTGCCCCTGGCTCCCGAAGGACCCGAGGTCACCCAGCACCTGGACTTCCTGACCGACTTCCCCGACACCGGCCCCACCGAGGTGCCCTCCGATCGGGCCGCCAACATCTCGGCCAACGGGGCGCACACCGGGGCCACCACCGAGACCCCCTACGACTTCGATCCCGGCTACACCGACGAGGGAGCCTGGGGCGATACCAGCGATCGTTACATGAGCGAGATCCCCCACGATTTCGAGCCCCAGGGCAACTCCCAGTACTGCCGGACCTGCGGAGAATCCCGCCGTCATCCCATGCACGTCTACGCCCGGCGCATGACCGCGGCGGACAAGGACAAGTCCTTCAACCCGGCCGAGGAAGCCCGTGAGGACTACGCCACCACCCCCGGCGGGCAGGCGGCCACCACCGAGCAGTACGAGCAGGCGTACTCCTCAGGCCGCAACATAGACTATTCTGAAACAGGGATAGGACAACTGGGAACAGTACCCGTGCAAGGGTATGGTGCTAATCCGAATGGTGAAATGTTCACTTGGCAGATGGCACCAGGTGGAGTACCAGTTGGAGCAGCCAATGTAGCGGATGTTCCTCCACCGGGTGCAGGACAAGTAGGAGCATCACAACCCACTGACCTTAATGGTCCAGAATCTCCTGAAGGTAAAGAGGCGAGATTAGAGCGGGTTCGCTCCATGGTTCGTCAGCGTATGGGAACTCAGATATGAGTCCAGGCTTGACGGTTGATGATACGAGAGATGTGGCATTTGTGGACATCGAATCGTGCTACCAGCAATCGATAGCTGACACCCTCAGCATGCAACTGGCGTATGAGAAGCACATCCTCGGCAGTGAGCTTGGAGAACCCATGGCGCTCTCCGGCTGGTCTCCAAGAACGGCCCTTGACAGTGCGATCAGCGATATTCTCTCGCTGGGTACCGAGGAACCAATGATCGGGTCGTTGACAAGGCGGGTTGTCACAGCGATGCAAGACAGAGAGTCCATTGGGGATGGGACCGATCAGGTTCTCGTATCCCCAGCGGTGGACTCTTACGGTTTTCCCATCCACGGTGAAGGTCCCATAGCCATCGCGAGTCCCACTTCTGGTCCAAGGCCAGCATCCATCGGGATTCGAACGATCGATCCCGGAGAGATACCTCTCCAGCGGAGGCGGATACAACACCACTTCAAACGGTATCAGAGAGGTGTCCGATGACTGACCTGTGGATGATGGCCGGTGAGGAGGCCGAGCGCGACGCCTCCGATCACAAGCTGGCCCTGGCCCGCGTGGCCTGCGCCAACTACTGGCCGGTGCTGGCCTCGGTCACCACCAGGGAGGGCCTGGACCACGCCAAGGCCCTGATCTCCGAGGGGGTCACCACCTCGGTGGCGGGCATCGCCGCCTCCCCGGCCGAGACCGCGGTGTTGGCCAGCCGGGTGCTGGACAGCTTCACCGAGGACTGGGACACCCATGTGGCGGCCAAGCAGGCTGTGGTGGAGAACGCCCCGGCCTACGCCGAGCAGATGGGCTTCGGCTTCCCGGCCGAGCCCCTACCCAACGAGGCTCCCCAACTGGAGAACGAGATCGCGGCCTGGGAAGGGACTGACCAGCAGAGCCGGGTCAACATGGGCAACGGCCTGGGGGTGTCCGATGACTCCTCCGGCCCCAATGTGGCCGGGCCGGGAGCCAATCCCGGCGAGACCCCGCTCCTGCACGCCAGCGCCCTGGATATCGAGGCCGGGCTGGCTCCGGGTGCCTACCGCCTGGACGCCTTCGGGGCGCTCATACGGGTGGCTGGTGAGCCGGTGGATGTCACCGCGGATCCTACAGACGTGCGCGAGCATCTGATGAATGCTCATGGCTGGGGCCATCGAGACTTCGGGATATTCGGGGATGAAGATCGTGAGATTGATCGCATGCTCCCCGGTGCCCACAGCCAGGAACATGAGTACAACCCCACCGTCGATCACACCCATCCTTGGGAAGGATGGCATTCAGCCGTCTTGCATACCGCGCCCGGCGGTGGAGAGCATGCCCCGTATTATGTCCGGGAGGAAGGCGGCAAGTTCAAGGTCGTCAATCGCAACGGTGAGATCAAGGGCACCTTCGATACCAAGGAGCAGGCCCGCGCCCAGCAGTCGGCCCTGTACGTCCATGTGCCCGGAGCCACCGAGGAGGCCGAGAAGCGCCACGGCCACACCCCTAAGGCGGTCCAGGAGGAGGGCAAGAAGGCCAGCCTGCGCCTGACCGCCCTGCAGCACCGGGCCGTCCAGGCCGCCCGCTCCCTGGTCGATCAGATGCCCATCGAGGCCCAGCACCACGCCGTGGCCAAGGCCATGCTCATGCGTGCCCGTGGTTTCGAGCTTTCCGAGCCCGAGACCGACCTGGTCATCAACGCCGCCCTGGGCCGGGTCAACGAGCGCCTGGCCCTCATTGACGAGCGTCGTCACTGGCCGCGCTGGGCCGCCCGCGTCCACACCTTCGATGACTCCGGGCACGCCTACGACCGCAGCCAGACCGACGACGAGATCAAGAACGGCGATGTCTTCCACATCCCCGAGGAGGGCATCACCGGCTACATGCACAAGGCGTGGCCCATGGCCGTCACCCAGAACAAGGGCGCATTCCATGGTCTGGCCGAGCCAGCTACCTGGGCCGGGCCTCGGGGTGAGGGCCACAAGATCTGTCAGACCTGCGATGGCTCCGGCCAGGCCGATCCCGGTGACAATGCTCCTCATCGTCAGCCGGGTGACACCAAGTGCTGGGGCTGCGGCGGCAAGGGTCACTACGAAGGCGACTCGCTGGAGACGGTGCAGGCTTTGCACAATGGCTGGCGGCAGGCCCAGGAACTGGCCCGGCAGCACGGCTATCCCATCGATGGTTGGGGCACCAGCACCACGGCCAGTCGGCACACCGCCAATGGGGTGCCCGAGGCCAAGCGGGATCGGGCCGAGAAGGCCGGTGACACCCTGCCCGGCACCGACAAGTTCCCCATCGAGAACGCCAGTGATTTGGCCAAGGCCAAGCATGACATCGGCCGCACCAATGAGCCCCATGACAAGGTCGTCAACTACATCAATCGTAAGGCCGATGAACTGGGCGAGCCCAAAGTCGGTGAAGACGATGGAAAGGAGGCTTCCCTCCAAAAGGGAGCCCCTTTCGCCGGGTACAAGGACTTCCATGACTGCGTAAGAAAGAACCAGGACAAGGACAATCCCGAGGCGTACTGCGGGAGCATCAAGCACCAGGTCGAGGGCTCCCGGCAGAGCCGGATGGGACGGCTGTGGGACCGGCTCATGGGTCGCACCGCCCAGGGCGGCATGGCGGGCATGTCCAACCCCATGGACCCCGCCTCGGTGGCCAACCCCTTCTCCCCGGCCCAGGATGTCAACGCGGCCATGACCGACACCAACCCTATGGGTGGGGGTGGTGGGGCGGCCGGGGCCGGTGGGGCCATGGATCCCTCCACTCAGCCACCGGACGAGATCGCCGGTCAGACCGTGCCGGGCTCGGCCACGGCGGCCTCCTCCAAGCCCCGCACCAAGCCCTCCAGCAACCCCAACGCCCCCAACCAGCCGTCGCCACAGATGCCGGTGGGGATGCCCGTGGGTATGCCGATGGGCACATCGCCAATGGGTGCAGCCCCCATGGGCGGCCAGATGATGACCAGCCTGCCCATGATGGCCAGCCGGGCGCAGGTCCTGGTGGCCGAGTCCATCCTCAACGACAACCCGGAGATGTCCGAGGACCAGGCCCTGCACCTGGCCTCGCGGACCATCGAGCGCTATCCCCACCTGGTCCGCCAGGCTTACGGAGGGTTCGACTTCCCTTTTGGCGATGAGGACACGCCGGGCAGCTACTCGGTCTGTCCGCAATGTGAGGCCAATGCCTTCGACGGTCGCAGCGGGCATTGTCACAACTGTGGCTACGTCGGCGGTACCGGCTCTCCAGGCTGGGATCCATTGACAGGTCCAACCACCATCCGACCGGGTCAGTTCGACATGCGAAACCCAGGCATTCGGTAAATGCAAAAGACCTCCGTACCCGAAGGCGCACGGGTCGCCTACGCCGGTCTCCCTCATCACGATGTCGATATCGGAGACGAGGGCAAGGTCCTGCAATCCAGCGGTCGTATGTGCCACGTCATCATGAGGACCGGCGGCAAGGTGGGTCAGGTGATCCTGGTGGATCAGGGAGACCTCACCGTCCTGGCTGCGCCGCGTCACGCCATCGATGACTCCCTCCTGGACGGCTCCCTGGACGAGCCCACCCTGGTCACCACGGCGGTGCGGAGCGTCTATGACCGTCAGGGGGAGAAGGGACTCATCACCGCCCTGGCCAACCGGGGAGAGCTACCGGACTTCTTCGAGGTGGCCGAGCAGGCCGTGCAGCAGGTGATCGCCACCGTGCGCCGCGATCCCGTCATGATCCGGGTACTGGCCGAGCTTGATGATGAGGAAGGTGAGAACTTCATCCAGTCCTTGGCCATGTCGGCCATTGACGAGGTCATCGGATGAGTGAAGGCGAATCCGCTACCAATCGGGATCCTACCGGTGATACCCCGATGTATTGCACCAAGTGCAAGAAGAACGTGCAACGGCAGAGTCATTGCCCCAAGGGTGGGAACCATCATCTGCTATCCATCTCTGACAAGGGCGTGCAGGGCCAAGGTCATGGGGACGGCCCGGAAAGCACCAGGAACTCCAAAGAGTCCGATCCTCACAAGGTGGCGTCTGTCGATCCCAACTGGAATGGCAAGCACAAGTTGCAATGGATGGGGCGGGGCAGGGATGCTCGGGGTCAATGCTCCTGTGGAATGTGGGCTGAGCTTGGGACCTATGTGATGCCCAGTAAGAAGGTGCAGAACGTGAAGGACAAGTTTGCTCAGCATTTACAGCACGCCCAGGATCATCCTGAGTACTATCAGAAGGAAGCCCGAGTAGCGCATGCTCAGGATCGTATTCGATATCATGCTATGCAGTATTTGGCTCATGATTCTGGTGATGGTCAAACTGTGTATCATTGTCCTTTCTGCGGCGGCGGTAACGTCATTGGAAGGTCGGATGGAACGATAGAGTGCGGGTTCTGCAACACCCACTTCACGGTGCAGGTCCAGCCCGAGTTCGCGGGCATGCCCCAGACCATCGACGGCCAGCCCTACGACGTGCCCGGCATGCCGGGTGGCGTGGATCCCAACACCGGCCTGCCGCCAGAGATGGGTGAAGACCAGGAGATGGGCGACGAGGAGGAGATGCCGCCTGAAGGGGCCGAGATGGGCAGCCCTGAGGACGAGGAGGCCCAGGGCAAGAACGGCTCCTCGGTGCCCTGGGAGCATCAGTCGGCCAAGAAGACCTGGACGGCTCTGTGTAAGGACTGTGATTGGCAATCCACCGAATCACGTCAACGTGATGCCTACAACCGGGCCGTCGAGCATGAACGTCAGACGCGACCAGCACAGTTCAAGAATGGCCATCGCATCCAGTTAAGAGACGATTCCAAGACTGCAGCCTTTTCTTCATCCGCCGGTCTCCTGACCGAAGGACAGTACATGGCGCATCTCGCTCTCCTTCACAGTGTGGTGGTAAAGAACGGATGACGCATGCCTGTGCCCCCTCTCATACAGCAGGCCATTGTCAATATCTATCCGAACAATGGCTCTGTTTTCTCATCGGAACATGAGTGTGAAGGTGCTAAGTTCCACTCGCCCAATCCGCTCATTGTCCATGAGACCAATCTGGTCCCCTGGGACTCTCATGCCGCGGTTCACACTGCCTGGCTATGTGGTACGTGCCGGAGCAATCTCTGGGTATATCAACGTCTCTTGCAGGAGCGAAGAGGCGACATTCCCTGGGAGGTCCAGCGCTCATTCGGCAATGCCATCCGCGCCCTGGCCAAACAGGGATGGGAGATCTATGCATCTGAGGGGGCATCATCTCTAGCATCTGGACCCCGAGCGGGGAACACTCCATAGGCGAACGGGACTCCGATGTCCTGGCCAAGCTGGCTACGGCTTCGTTGCGCCGGGGCATCGCAGAAGGCCCAGGGGAGGAGACGCCTGAGGTCAAGGAGATGCGAAAGAATCGTCGCATCAACCGCAAGCTGGCGGGAGTCCAGCACACCGCCGATCTCCTGGGTGGTACCGGATCCAGCGCTTTGTCGTTTGCTACCGGGCGTCCTCAGGATCCTATGTTCTACTGGAAGCAAGCGAATCTCCCCTATGACATCTGGAAGGAAGAAGAGCTTGTGGTCATCCGGCATTATTGCCGGTTGCTCTATCTGACGCATCCACTGTTGGCATCAGCCATTGATATCTTCAGCAAATACCCCATGCAAGGCATGGAGTTGAACTGTAAGGACAACGAGCTTGTTGACTTCTATGGCACGCACTTCCTGGATGATCTGAACTATCCCGAGTATCTCACCGATGTCCTGCATGAGCGCTGGTTGGTAGGAGAAGCGTGGCCATTGGGGCAGTGGAACGACACGCTGGGCATCTGGGAGGACGACGAACTCATCAACCCCGATGACGTGGATGTCATTAAGAGCCCGTTCATCAAAGAGCCCCGCTTCGAGATGCGCCTGCCCGAGACCCTCCGCACCATCCTCAAGGAGCGCCAGCCGGAGTGGGAGTACAAGAAGCTGGTCAATGCCTATCCCGAGCTATTGGCCTTCTTGGCTGACGACGCCCGCATGCCGGTGAGCAACATCCTGCTCAAGCAGATCAAGTTCAAGGCCGACACCTTCCATCCCCGCGGCATCCCCATCCTGATGCGAGGCTTCCGGGCCATCTTCCAGGAGGAGATGCTGAACGCGGCCCAGGACGCCATCGCCTCCCGGCTCTACACCCCGCTCATCCTGGCCAAGATCGGAGCCTCGGCCACCGACCTGGGCACCAGCTATCCCTTCATCCCCACCGCCGGAGATCTGGCTGACTTCGAGGAGGCCCTGGACGAGGCCCTGGCCGCCGACTTCCGTGTCCTGACCCATCACTTTGCTCTGACCATGGAGTCGGTGTTCGGCCGGGAGGTCATGCCCGACCTCAGCGGCGATTTCGAGCGTCTGGCCGAACGCCAGCTACAGGTCTTCGGCATCTCCAAGACCATGCTCTCGGGTGCAGGCGACGGCGAGACCTACGCCGCCGACGCTCTGAACCTGGACATCATGAGCCAGCTACTGGGTGGGGCACAGCGGCTGATAAAGAGGTTCTTCAAGGATCGGGCCTTGGTGGTGGCCGAGGCCCAGCAGCACTGGGACTACGAGGTGCGGGGCGGCAAGAAGTTCCCGGTCATGGAAGAGGTCCTCGAAGTCGATGAGGAGACCGGTGAGAAGCGCATCATCGAGCAGCCCAAGCTGCTGGTGCCGGACCTGGTCATGAAGTCCATGGACATGAAGAACGACACGCTGCGACGGCAACTGCTCGAAGAGCTACGCAGCACCGGGGTGCCCATCTCCATGAAGACCCGCATGACCAACATCGAGATCGACCTGGACGACGAGATCGAGCAGAGCCGCGACGAGCAAATCAAGATCGCGGTGGCCACCCAGGAGACCCGCCGGGACACCTTCTCTGCTCTGGCCGCTCAGGGTCTGCCCATCCCCGACGACCTGGAGCAGGACTTTCGGGCTGTGGCCCTCGACGCCGAAACCGGTCAACCGGCGGCCGAGCAACTGCCGTTGCCGAACATGGCCATGGACCCGGCCGGAGGACCACCCACCGCCTTGGCCCCCGGCCCGGAGGACTATGCCGCTGCCGACGAGGCCGAGCAGGAGGGTGAAGCCCCCGGTGACGTGGGAGCCTCCAACGCCTCCGGCCCACCGCAAATGGCTCCCATGGCCACCATCATCCCCCTGCCCCGTCAGCGCATGCGGCCCGAGCAATCCGACGAGCGCCGGGCTGACATGCCCAAGCACTCCAGCCTGGACGGCACCGAGCATGAGGAGGGCTCCCATCGCCTGCTCAGTGGCCCGGCCCATATCGG